TTGAGCCGAACACCGGAACGTTCACAACGTTCGGAGGTGTACCCAAGCTCGGGAATTCTCGAACGTTCTTGATACGGGTGAATGTACCAGGAGCGGGTGTGCCGCCCATTGAAGCGATTTCAGTTGCGAACAGCGCTTGGAACTCGGCATCGGTGTCAAGAGCCGCGATCCCTGCAGGGGTCAGTTCTGTTGCTGGAGCTGCGACCGCAAGGTCTGAGAACAAACCTGCGCCGATTGAGGTAATTTGAGACATTTAGTTTTCTCCGAAGTAGTTAAAAGCTATTGAATAAAGAGTCATGCTTAACGCAGGATCTTCTCTATCCTCTAGAGGCTTACCTGTACTGCTGCTCATAAACTGCGTCATCCCGGAAGAAAGCTGAACTGATTTGGCATTTAAGTACTTGTCCAAAGCGTCAGCGATTTCCATTGGCCTTCTGGGGCCTTGAACGCGTGCAGCGAATATGTCTATTAACAGCATTCCCGCAACAGACTTTGTGTTGATGCCTGTAGACGAGGGAATAACTGAAATTCGGATGTATTCTTGCCCAGGATTGTCGGGGACAATAAGAGAAGGGTGTGTCGCAATTCCTTCACTTTTCCATTCATTTGTTGCGAACACCGAAAAGATGTCCTGTTGAGCATCAGTGTACCTACCCATCAGCGCCTCCTGATACAAGATCAAGTAAGGTAATATATTTGCGCTGGTGGACGACAGGTCCTACCGACCAAGATTCTCCTTTGATTTTCACTTGATCAAAACCTGATAAGATTGGCAGATCAACTGTTTTGAAAAGTAGCTGCATCTTTTTTACGCCTTTCTTTTTGGTTTCTTCAAGGATTACCGCAAGTATCTCCCTTTCGGGAGCGGCCTCGATAGCAGGTTGTCCCGAGCTGAAGTCAAAATCTGTAACCTCAGTTCTCACAAACACTACTGTCTGAGCCAAATCTTTGAGCTGTCGATAAGCTGTTGAAAGCTTTGCGTCAATTAACGCTGCGTAAGCCATTAGTTAGCTCTCCACCATGAAGCTGCGCCTCTGTTCTCAAGCAGAGGCCGAACGATCCTTTTTATTGCTGCCGGTAAAGTAGCCACTGACTTGATTTCTTTCAACTCGATACCGCTGAGTTTCAGAGTTTCAATACTGCCAGTGTCATTCAGCAGATCCTCGTTATTTAGAAGATGCAAGGAAAGCTCAAACAGGGCTGTCATAACTCTTTTGGGTGTAAATGTCCCGTCGAGAGTTACTGTCATACCTAATCGGGGATCAAAGTAACTGCCTTTTCTCGGAAATGCCGTCAGCTGCGTATCTGACACAGCGACACCAATCCAGAGGAGCTCATCAAAGATTCCTGTTCCGGTGACAAGCGCTGCCGCCTTCCTAGCGTAATTAGCAGTCAGCCAAGCTTCGCTGTCAACGCGTGTAGAGAAATACTCATCACCTTCTGAAGGAAGTGCAAGTGAGTTAACACCTTTGACGAGACTCATGACAATCTCCTTTTATGAATGGAATACCGGGAGGATACCGAGAGACAGTGCAGAGGCAGCCTTACGCTTCCAAGTACCTACAACATTCGCAAGGGGATCGGCGGAAGCAGACAGCGTTTTCGGAGTGCCGGATTCAACAACATACCGATAAGCCGCATCGGAGGGAAATGCTTCTTCGCTACCTACCCAGTCGTAGCCTGCGGGGGCAAGAACATAGCCCCAGCGACGCCAGATTGCGGTCTCGCCACCACCTTGATAAGTGCCCGCTTTGCGCTCGATTTCGGTGGGCATTGGGACTGTCAAATCTTCCATTGCCAGAGCGCCCGGCATTACAATGAAGGACGTTTTGTTGCCGACAATATCAACGCCTGGACCGGTGTTCAATTTGATCAGTTCAGCTGAAGTCAGCCCTTGCGAGGCGCGAGTCTGGATCAAACGGAGTTTACCTTGAAAAATCGTGGTAAACTCGATGCTGCCGTCGCGAACACGATCAGCGTCAACCAAGTTGGCTGAACGCAAAGATGCGTAAACTTCAGGGGTAGTGATCAAGTACGCGTAGTCGGGTTCGTAGTCTTTGAACGCCATGCCCATCGCTTGCAAGAAGGACTCTGCGCGAGCAGCACCCTGAATAGCTGAGGTGGCTGCCACAACAGGAGAGTCTGACCCAAGGTCTACGTAAAAGCCGTATTTCTGTTCAGATGGATCGTTGTCAAAAGTTTGTCCACCCAGGCCTGCACTGCCACTGCCTGCTGCGACACCGTTCAGGGCCTCAGAAAGAGCAACGCCCTTGAGGACGGCCAGAACACCGTTATGCTCGTCTTGCGCTTGGGTCTCACCGAAGTCACGACCAATTTTGGCCAGACCATCGTGTTGCGTCACAACCTCTTTCATGTTAACTTTCTTCGCACCGTGTGTACGAACAGTTTTGATGTACTTGAGGTAATCGGTGCTGTAGCTGGTAGTCTGACCCTCAGTAGCATCTGTAAGCGAAGCTACGTTGATGTTGGCTGACAATGGCTTCATCCAGCGCATTTGGCCAACAAAAGTTTCGGTCTTTTTGTCAATAAGCGGGTTACCGCCTACGATTGCAGTGCCGGAGAGCTTCCGAGCATTTGTGTACGCTTCGTCGGAGTACGCAGAGAGTGCTTCCTGCAGTACTTCGTTAGTGGCACCTGCTAGGTTAGTTTCAGCAGCCATTTTTTAATTCCTTAACGGGGTTTAAGAGTACCCTCCTGTGCTCGCTTGATAACTTCGTCTTGACTTAGGTCAAACACGGAGCCACCTTTGCTAGAAACAGAAGACTTTGTTTGAGGACTCATAACACCAGCACCGCTGGATTCTTTTGTCTTGAATAAGAAAGAGTTGTCATCGTCTTCGGAGAAAGATTTGACAAAGCTGCTCAGGTCGGAACCCGATTTGTGCTTCCAATTGCCATTTTCCTCTTGTACCAGTTCGCTGACAATTTCTTCGAAGGCCATCTTACGTGACTTGTCGCTTCGGAATTCTAAGCTGGCTAGCATACTGTTGACTTCCATGTTTCGGGTCAGTTCAACAATTTTGCTGTCTTTCACCTTGTCTTTTGCTTTGAATTCGTCGAGTTCGCTTTGCAGGGCTTCTGATTCTTTGCCTTGCTCACGCATTCTCTCGCGTTCTACTTCTTTGGTTTTCTGCTCATGCTCAGCAGACTGTGCCAAAGCTTCGTCACGCTTAGTGTAAGCTTCGTCAAGTTTAGCTTTGATGGGGGCTAGAGCTGCGTCCACAGCTTTCTTCAGAACATCTGCAGAAACACCGTCATCATCACCGGTTTCTTTAAGCTTTTTATCACCTTCCTCTTTTTCAAGTGCCACCTTACGGGCAGCTTCCTGCTCTTCAGCAGTTCCAGGGTCTTTTGCGTCATTCGGGTCCATATCGTTCCTCTGAGTACAACTCAATATTGTGAAGCACAGCTTCTTTAGTTAAACATTACTCTGCGAGGTCATTTGAATAAACCCCGCAGTATATGTTAGTTTGAAGAGATCAACTGTTATTATTGTAAATAAATACAATGATAAAAGCTTACTTTTTCAGGGTAACGCTCAGCGTCGACCTCTTCCTTTAATTTAACGGGCTGGGGGAAGGCTTATGCGGCTTTAGGCCAGCTCACGAGTGTTCCCTCAACCTACACCGTACCACGCGCGATCTGCGTTAAAGCCGTCCGGCACGTCTTCTAAAATGTCTAATGCTTTAAGGATATCTTCCTCCGTCATCGTTTTTCCTGCGATTTTTGACTTACCGGCAACAGGAGTCAGTCCTGACTCGATGGCCTCTTTAAGGTATTTGTCGTAAAGATCTTTCGGCAAGCCCCGAGAGCGCATCTCGTCGAGTGTCATTTTAATGACATTTTTGTCCATGACCTCGCCGTAAATCTTACGAAGAGCTTTTCTGGCTTTTGTCATTACTGCGGCGTTCGCGAAGAAAGCATCGTGGATCGTGCTTGTTGCGATATTGTTTTCTTTTCCCCACAAGTGGAACTTTTTTACGATAACGGCATCGTTAGAGTGATTCCCGTTTACTGCGAAGGCCGTTCTCGCCTTGGTGGCGTCGGCGATGTCGTTTATGTTGCCATCGTCATTAACCACTTGCTCCCACCATGTCGCACTGGTTTTCTGGGGTACTTGCAGGATGCTTGTCATCCAATTTCCGTCTTTGTCCTTATACCGCAGCTTTTCTTCAAACGTCTGTGTGAAATTCTGCTCAATGGTGGAGCCGTCGAAATTTACCCAAGGAACATTTGTCCATTTTTTAGGCAGCTTGTTGGCATAAAAAATCTCCACTTCGCTAAGTTTCTTCAGCTTCGCTAAGTCAAACTTGAAGTACTTTGCGCCGGTTCTTCGATCGTCGGGAGAAGGGATCCCATAGAGGAACTGCGAAAGCGATCCGTCTTTAGTCCAGAAGGGCAGTTGCTCTAGCAGTTGCTCAGAGACGGATTTGCTGGGGTTCAAGCCGAGCATCTCTGAGAGCCTTGGCGGGAGCTTGTACTGCCCTTTCTTCTCACCGAGCACCGCGATCTTGCCTATTGTTTTCCAATCAAAGTTAGACCTCGAAGGCTTAGCACTCTTGAGAAAGTCTTCCGCCAGCCTTCCGAAGAATTTGGTGAAGTCTTTTAAGATCGGCACTTGCTCGGCTAGCTCTTCGCTCATGATTTTGGCGATTGCCTTGAAGTCATCCGGCGTAACTACTTTGTTGTAAGACTTCGACATTTTCTCCACAAGGTCCTTTGTCTGCGAATCGAGAAACCACAGTTGTTCCATTATGTCGTCGCCGGGATCCGAGCCCTTGTTGAACACGTCTCGAACGTTGGCGCGGAGTCTCTTCATCTCAGCGACTGTGTCGGTGTCCCAATTAGGCACTCTTGCCGTACGTGCTGAAATCTCCGCCAATACAGTGTCGCGGTCAGCAGCTTTTACGACTAACGTGTCAGTGTCTTTTCCGAGAACTTTCGCGAGCTTCCCTTCAACATTAAGAATGCCTGTCCTGTCGCCGGCGCCGTAGAATGTGACCATGTTTTGCGCTTTCGCTGCCTTGCGCAAGTCTTTTTCTGTTAAGCCCAGTTTCTCGTTAAGTTTCCGGAAGCGTGGGTCGTTAAATGTCGCCGCAGCGATCTCATCGTATCGATTTTCTTCAGTCTTGCTCGTTAGGCAAAACCAGTTCTTTGCCGAGTTGTTACGTTAGTAGTTCTTCCAAGTTTTTCCTGAGCGCACTTGATATATTGAGCCACGATTTACTTTAAAATGCTTTGCAATCGCAGTGTCAGATTCGCCGCTACTTATCATTTTGCGAATAACAGGGATATCATCTACATTGAGACTGTTTGCCTTTTTTCTAGAGGCAATTGGAGGGATGAGATCAGGTCTGACGTGCTTCCAAGAACGTCTGTTTCGAAGGTTAGATAAGCTTCCTGCATTTATTGGAAAGTCTTTTGAAATATCAACATCTCTGTCACCACTCATCATTCTCTCTAAAATCTCTTCAACATCTTCTTCGTCAACTTTTGCCCAAGATTTTTCAGAGCCCTTTTTCATTAACCCCGTTTCATAAGCATGCTTTGTATTCTCAGAAGAAGTGACCCACTCTAGATTCGTATAGTCATTTTCTGTTTTAATACCACTGATATGGTTTACACTATACTTGCCTTCTACCTTTTCTAAGAAAGCCTCAGCTACAAGTTTATGCACGCGAGCTGTTCTTTTAGAGGGATCATAGAGATTTACACAGAAATAACCGCCTTGGTTTAAAGTTTGACGCAAGACTCTTTCTGTTTCTAAATTTACAACTTGACCGCAGCTTGAAATACCGTATCTAGTGTCATCTATTCTTTTAATTTGCATAATATTTTCCAGTATGTTCTCGGCAAAGAACATCTACATGTCACCATGCAGTCGAGACTATATCATCACCTTCACAGGTGTCCCGAGCTTCGAGCTCACTTGAGCCCTACGGATTTCATCCACCGTTCTGGCGGGTATATCCTAGTCGTTGAACCTTCAAACCCATTCCTGGGTAGGCTTGGCTGCTGATTATCTCTTAGAGACGTCCCAGCAATTCACGGGATTTTACAAGGCCGTACAGCCTTCGCTTCTGATTTGTGGGAACTACGTTGGAAAGCTCTGCCAGTTGCTTGTTCCGAGTTGTCAAGGCAATAATCTGAGCACCGGACGAGGAGGCGTCTTGCTCCAGGGCCAAGCCTGTTTTGTAATTCACAAGATTCTCTAAATTACTATCTGAGTACACATTGGCAATTGGTTTGAGATTCGGAATGCTGGCTTCAATCTTTTCACTAAGCTCTTCAATCAGCGCTTCTATCTCAAACCTGCCTGGGGCAATGATGCCTGCATGCTTAGCCGCCAAGTCTGCAGCTTGCCTGTTTGTTTTCAAGTAGTAAGAGCTGGCAACATCTTTAATTACAGTGTCTTCACCAAAACGTGACACTTTTAAAGCACGCTTTTGAGCTTCAATTAGCCGATAGCTCCTGTGCTGGCTGGGCACCCCTATTGCTTTTAACTGCTCCTCTACAAGCTCTCCGAGTTCTTCTACAACTTGCATTGCTAGATATTTTTGAGTGTTGCCACCACTGCGTTTTACAAATTTAGCTTTATTAGCAGCTACTTTCTCTGCACTAAATTTTTGACCGGTCTCATGATCAAACGTTTTATATGTGGCCCGCTCCCGCCTCAGTTTAGTTAGCTCAACGTCTGCAGTGTGTACCCATGGCGCAGCACCTTCAAGTGACTCGCCTTTTAATGCTCTTCGGATTATTTCTCTCTGAGACGTAAGTGCCTCGGAAGGTGTGCCCACATAGCTGGCATCGCCTTTGTTATTCACGCCCATCAGCTTAAGAAGACCGGCGACATCTTGCCTTTCACTCAACAGTGTAGTGGTTGTCGGGATACGTGCTGTCAAGAAGTCATCTATCTTTGAAGTCTCAATGGCAAACCTGAAAAACTTCCCCAACTCTTCCGCGTCAATGCTTTGCACAATATCCATTTCAAGAATAGCGCGAATGTCTCCGGGCTTATTCCTGCGCATATGATTGCCAATCTTAATCATATCAGGCCGAAACTTTTCGGCAATCTTCTGCCGTCCGGTGATACTCAGAGAGTTGAAACGCCCTTCAAACTTGTCGTCAAGCCCACCCAAGAAAGCACCCACCTGATCCTGAAAATTCTCAAATGCGTCTTTGCTGAAGGCGTAATCTTCGGCGGTGTTAAGGAAAGGCCTGAATGTTTCGCCCGCTTGAGGACCAATGAGCCCTCGATCATATATGCGCGCGCGGTGGTCAACAAAAGGATTATTGCTGAATGCGGTATCTTTCTTTCTCAGCCACTCCATCGCCTTTAAGCGCTCATACGCGTCCCCGCGCGAGGCCATATACTTTTTGTACTCGTTAAGAGAATTATAGTACTTTGCGTCGCCGCGATCATCCTCAAAGTATAACAGCTTTTTTGTGAAATCGTAAAAGTCACTATCAATTTTGTACTCTGCTTCTGACGCCTGGGTCATGGCATCGACGAGGCTTTGATCGACGAGGTCTTCGGGAAAATCCGAAAAGCTGGTGGTAGACGTTATTGGTATTCTGGTGTCTTCGATAAGGCCAGAAGGTTTCTTCATGAAATAAGTCTTATAGCCTTTGCGAAAAATTAGCCTGTTTCCTGGAGATATCGTACTGACACGCATGCCGACTTCTACTTTGCGAGTCAACTTAGAATACTCCGCAACACGAGGGTCGACAATCTTAAGACTATAAGCCAGGGTGTCATAGTATGGCCCGAAATATTGGTTACTCATTCGGCTTTTCATTCGGCGCTTTTGCACTCCGAACGTTTCCATGCTATAGAGCTTGGCAGTTCTTTTAGATTCCAAGAGCTTAACACCAACGTCAAACCACTTGCGTCTGTCGCCGTTCAAGTTCGCCATGTTGTAAAGGTCACGACCAATCGCGACGGCCAGCTGATCTCTGTCTGGTGAATCAGCCAAAGCCAACCTGTGCGCAAACCTTGTGTAGAACTGCTGAAGTTTCCCCTTGTTTAACCGGCTCATGAGGACCAACGGGATTTCCGTATTCAGCATCGGAGCCAACTCGCGGGCAATCTTAGGAGCGGTCTTGTCCTCCCATAGATTCTTCGCTCGGATGTTACTCAGGAAGTTATCGTGAAGGTCGTCCAGCTGCACCGCGCCCAACACAGGGTCAATGTAGTTGTCTTGCGTAAGCTTCTTGAGTACGTCTGAGCCCTTCCGTATCTGTGTTTCGATGGCGTCGGAAACGTTCATCACATCAAACTTGACCTGTGCCTGGGCAACGGCTTTGAAGTTCGCCCAAGGCTCCGGATTCTTGCGGTACCGTGTGAAGACTATTCGCAAATTGTCTGAGATAACCGCTCTTTCGTTGATTCCCATGTACTCGTCGAGGGAGCTCACAAACTTATTTATAAACTCTTTGTCTTGCGGCTGTAGGTCTTCAGACGAGTCCACCAGTCTTTGAGCATTGAAAAAGACGTAAGGGTTGGGCTGGTAGAGCCTAACGTCCTCGTAACGGCTTGTCATTGGGTTGAATTTAAGCTGATCCTCCGTAGGTGGCCTTGTAAGCACAAATCGTTTAGTTCTGCGCTTATTTCCCAAAACAGCGCCTCGGTAGTTGATAAGGGACAGCGTGCCATCGAGTTCGCCCGCTTGAAGCTTGTAGTAATCGCGCAAACGGTTTTGCATCCCGACGTCACCGAGGACGTCTTCAGGGCGCGAGATACCCAAATGTATAGCATCGAGTTTCCTTTTTGCGTTGGCAAACTTGATAGTGTCGTTCGGCGCCGTAAATTCAGAGTCCGTCAGCTGACGAAGGCCCCTGATGCCCACCGAGTTACCTTTCGAGTTGTAAAACTTACTGCCTTCTAGCTGGCCTTTATTGAATAGATCGACAGACTCAGAGCTTCCTAAGTGCCTCAGCTGTACTTCAAGAGTCTGCCGCTTCAGCCAACCGTCGTAGGTTTCACCAAGCGGTGCTCGCCCTTCGTAGTAGCGTAACTGAGAAGGCGTGAGCTTTGAGATATTGCGCTTTCGGACTTGGGCGACGTTCTCCAGAGAAGCCAGGTCTGCCCAATTTTTGAAAACAGGGGTGGTGGTCGACCGACAGTAGAAATGCGCGGGAGGCAGGTGTTTGTAGTCACCTACGGCATATACGTGAGTGTCGCGGTGAATGCAAATCTTAGTGGTTCGACCGTCAATGAGGGCAACATACTGCCAACCGTCCAGGCCGTCCGCGTTAGCCTCGTAAACAGCTTGGTCGGCTTGCGCGTTGACCGATGTCATCGCTGTAACCACAAGCGCATTGGAATTATTCCGAGTGATTTTATGAACACTCCCGGTACGCACCTCTTTGGCGATTTCTGCTGCGCCTTTACTTTGCGAGATACCCTTGCGGATCACCCCCTCAAGTCGCCGCTTCTCGCTCATACGCACGTTGTTCCACGCGGGCGCTAAGGCGCGGTTGCCTGCCAGGGGCTGCTTCAGCACCACGTCCTCGCCGACGGCTCTCGTGGCCTTTTTAGTGCGCCAGATGCCTGAAGTCGCAGACTCCAAACTTTGCCGCGTGTAACTCATCTGGTCATGCACAAGGCTCAGAAGAGAACGCTTTGTTGTCTGATACATTGTTTTGTAAGTTCTGATAAGCTCTTCGTCAAGCGCATCTCGTAGCCGGTTAAAGCCTTTGGTCGAAAGACTTGCTTCACGGAGCAACTTATCAACACGAAGCTCATGACCGTCCAGCGTAAGGAAAACTTTCCCTTCAACATTTTTCTCATACCGGCGGAGCATCGCGGCTCTGTCGATTGATCTATCATACATCTGTTCGTTTGCTGAAACGGCCATGACTGCCTCTTACTTTTCTAGATTAGTTTTATCATCCGTAGCGCCTTCACTGCCAGAGAGGATCAGCTCATCATCGTTGATTTCTTGCTGACCTTCCTCGTCGTTGTACTCTCCCGAGAGCATGTCGTTTTGCTTCAAGAGGTTTAACCAGATCTTGCGTGGGATGAGCCCTAACTGATACCATTCAGTAGCCAGCCTTAGCCAGTCTACACCAATTTGTCCTGTTTCAAAGTCAGCGGACATTGTAAATGAAACATCTTTCGCGGCAACCTCGACACCATAGCGCCACTCCAGCATAAACGCAATAATCTGCCGCAGAGTGTTACTGACTTGGACATTCAGTGAGCCAAGTTGCGCTGTTTGTGCGGCGTTGCGAATCATCAGAGCAACACCTGACTGCGCGTTCTCGGGCGCGAGGATGCGGATACCGAGCCTGGCCATCTCCTCGATAGCGGCGGCGATGGTCTTTTCCATGTCTTCCAGAGCGTCACTAGGGGTTGCCAGCACACCGATGGAGTCGTCTTGATCAAGGCGTATCCATGTGCCCAGGCCTTTGCTCACAACTTCTTCAAACTCTTCCGTGTTCATGTCTGAAGCGATCCACGGTGTAAACGTTGAGGCCCCGTACATAAGATGGTTTCGCCGGCTGACCTTGTTGTAGAGCGCGACTTCTTTGTCAACAAGTGGCGTCACAAACGGCTCACGCGGAGTGTAATCCCCATTCAGAGGCCAGGCGGGGATGTACTTAAGCTTCTCGCCGTTTTTTGTCAGGTTATCTTGCGTCTTGTCCAGTTTAAAAGTCTTTCCGGAGCCTTCAGGATTGTACTGAACTTGGCCGTTCACGGTTTCGCGCTGAGCTTCACCGGCTTCAGTGTAAGTTCGAATCCGGTAAGACCCTTCGGGGTCAATGTCATGGACCCAGACTGTCTCAATTAGCTCCGGATGGAATGTATCGTCGTCTTCAAACACTTCTTGATAGCCCCGAACGATAACGTGCTTTAAAGTTTCTTGGCCATACACGTCCGTGACTGTCCTGACGTTTATTACTGTTTCCGCCGGCCAGATAACTGGGGAAGGTCTGTATTTCAGCTTTTCTTCTCGAGTCAAGTCTGCGGCGTTTGGGACTTCGGGGTACCCAACGTAAATCCACGTGTTGTCAGTCTTCATTTCTTCCCACAGAGCGTCTTTCAAAAATGCTGTGATGGGGGAATTGTCAGTGCCAAACTCTTCTAAAATCCAAGCCGTGGCGTCTTTGGGGACGTTGGCAGGAAGCTCCAAAGCGGGTTGCTTTCGCAGCAAAGAGCCGATTAACATCTTTGCAAATTGCGACACAATGCCAGGAAGCTCTGCCTCGGCTTTGAAAAAGCTGTATTGTTGCTGAGTCATGCTGGGTGAAAAGGGGATCAGCATATTTGAGTAACTGACCGCGTCAAGCAGCCGGTCTTTCTCTTTAACGTACTGCTCCCCACCACAGACGGCATGATTTTTGTCCCAAATCGGTTTAAGCGACTCGTAAGCATCGGTAGGATCGCCTACGTTTTTTGGGTTAACTCCGGATAAAATTGCCATTATTGTCCTCGCGGGGAGCCGCTGAAATTACTGGTTACGCAGTGCTGCGTTGAACTGCACGACAGTACCGCGAAAAATAGTCCGACTGGTGGTGCAAGTGGCAATCACGATTCCCTCTTCGTCATCGGCGGGGACAATGCTCCAATGGGCGGGT